CGGGTCCCCCTTCTCGAAAGCGTGTCAACAAGCTGGTGGTGTCAAATTCAAAGTTTCTGACTGACATCATAAGTCCAAGCTTGGGTGGAGTAATACATCCCACCATATCGCCGGCGATTAGTTCTGTAGAGCTTGGCGGGAAATTGAGATGGAGTCGAGGACGAAAGTGCCTCGCGAAACCTCATATAAGCGCCTTAACTCATGAGAATTAAAGAAGGTCCGGTAGGTTCTTGGTGTGGGTCCATTCGGACTCACGTTTTCCTCTTAACTATCTGGCATCATCTGATGCCTTAGAGGGACGTCCATTCGTTTGTCATTTCTTTACTGGAGGTGTGATGTTCACCGCAGCCCAAGTACTACAAATCCTCGCGCGGTTTGATAAAATCGTCCAAGATGAGGAAGGTCATGCCTTAATCGGCACAGATCTTTTTACATCTTGGGATGGAAATTGTCATTCCGCAGAAGAGGTCTTGGCTAAAATCTGTGAATATCACGATATTACCTTCCCTCCAGAGGTGGCATAAAAGCGAATGCCCTTGAAGGAAAGCCAGTGGTGTCGAAGGAGTATTTCAACCTATGACCACAACTGGCCCATTTACGCGTAGTGTCAATATACCTGGTTTGGCTCAAGTCGGCCGGACATGGTATAGACAAAAGCCTGTGACTAGAAAACCCTTGCCGTATACACTGGCAGGGCTCTATAACACGGGCCAAAGTGGATATCCTGATGCAGCCGATTACCTTGGCTGGTCCACTTCTACGTTTGGCTCTGATACTGCAGCTTTTCGCGATGTCATCTATATAAAAGCTTATAATAGATTCGTCGCCGCGATCAGAGCTGACTCTGCTCAACTGGGAGCAGATTTTGCTGAGCGTAAGCAAGCTTATACCGCTGTTCTTGCTCACGTCGCACGGCTTACGAAGGCTGCGCGTTCCATCCGGTCTGGGAATTTAATCCAGGCTGGAAAGGATCTCGGCGTAAAGAAGCGTTCGGTACGGAAATCGGCGTCTGACGCGGGAGGTGTCTGGCTTGAATATTCATACGGCTGGAAACCCCTCGTCGAAGATATATACACAGGAATAAAAATTGTGTCCCGACCGTTACCGGATGTGGTAGCGCGTGGAAAGGCCCAAGGGAAATTCCACGTTGATGCGTTTAGCTATCACCCTCCATGGTATAATAATTTCGACAGTTTTGACTGGCATTTTCGCTGTTTAATTCAAGCGGACGTGTCAGTGTCGAACAAAAACCTTTGGTTGGCTAACCAGCTAGGCCTTATCAATCCGTTGTCAGTTGCGTGGGAGGTAGTTCCTTTCTCCTTCGTAGTTGATTGGTTTGTGCCTATAGGCAATTATCTGCAGAGTCTGACTGACTTTGTGGGTCTGAACCTTGCAAATTCTTTCGTCACTTGGTATGGTGTCCATAATCGCATTAGAAATATGACTGCGATCAGGGGCGATTACATCCCGTATCAATTTACACGGAAGGCGCGACGGGTGGATTTGATGAGGACGGTTTCTCTTCCGTCCCCACCGAGCATCAAACCACGTTTTACAGGCTTTTACTCGGCACGTGGAGCAAACGCAATTGCGCTCCTAACTTCAACCCTCAGAGACCTACCCAGTGTTAAGTTACCACATGGTAAACGGTTCAAAATGAGCCGCGACATGTATAACTGGGACAGGAATGCTCATGGGTGACGTGACTGCAAGAAAACGTTGTTTTGTGACACGGGTGTGCATCCTTCGAGGCCATTCTGAAGCTCTCCTGTTTAAGGGAGACAGAGGTCTGGTTGAGATATTTAGATGCATGATACCGGTCTTGATCGACGTCAATAAAGCACATCGTTGCTCGCGTGAGCTGACTCACTTAAGGAGTAATTACTATGCCTCAAATGGCAGACCTCACGGTCAAAAAAGCGGATGAGACAACAAATATCGTCTACACCCAAAAGGTGGCGAGTGCAGGTGATCGCACTCCGGCAATCTGGAAAAGTACTACTGTTGGCACAGCCCCAGCACACAACCCCAGCCTGAGCCTCACTTCGAGGTCGAATGCTGATGGTAAAGTGCGAAGGCTTGAATACGCCTTCACGTACCCCCAGACGGCCGTCGCGTCCGATGGCTCCATATCTGTCGTGAACCTCTTCCAAAGTTCTGGAAGTACTGCGGTCCCGCAAGGGATGCCGCAGGCCGATGTTAACGAGGCTGTTGCTCAGCTTTTCAATTGTCTGAGCCAAGCACTCATTAAAACGGCTCACAAAGATGGATACGCCCCAACGTAACGGGGACGACGAGAATTTAAAGCGAGAGTCCCGTAAAACGGACTCCCCTCTCGTTCGAGTATTGCTGGCATTCTTTGCTGCAGTCACGGTCATCGCTGGGATTATTCTAGCCCATGCGGTTGACAGACTGCTTGGCCCACTAATGAAATAAAGGTGGGCTGTGCCAGCTTTAACCAGGAGCTCTACGACATGATCGACGATCTGTTACATGTTGCTAACGCAATCTGGGTTAGCGCCGACACCCCTGTCGCGCATCGATGCATTGATGCGGCACGTTCAGGGAATTGGGAAGAATTAGCCCGCTTTAGGGTTTCTCCCGGTGACTACAAGCTCTGGCATGACTATAAAGTTGATGCCCAGTGTGTGGACTTCCTCAGAAAGTGCGAGGATCTACCAACTGGTATAGACTTGAAGGAGGTGGCGAAAGCTAATTTCCTTCAGTCCGAGAGCCTCTGTTGCCATACGAATGCTTACTTTTCACGTTTCGTTAATATGGGTCCTTTCGGCCCAGGCGACGCGCGGCGCTTAGAGTTTATCTCGAAAGTGCGAGAAGAAGTGAAGATTCTCATTGGCTTACCCCCTAAGAGACTAGATTTTCGTCTCGGTAAGGGTGGCACCTTGTCGGATCTTGGTATGCACTCAACCGTACCACATAAGTTTTGTTCTGAACCCACAATTACGCCATCAGCGCTCCACATAATTTATCAGTGGGCGCAAACGGCCTGGGCTCGAAACCTAGAGTCGGATGTGCAGATCCAGCTGGTCGACTATGATCGGTGGAGTTGCGTGCCTAAAGACGCCCTAAAAGATCGGGGTATCTCAGTACAGCCTTCCATCAATCTCGCTGGCCAGTTGGCGGTAGGACGGTTTTTGCGTCGCCGCCTTAATGCTCAGGGGTTTAACCTTGACACCATGCAGGAGTTTCACCGTTTTCTGGCGCGTGTTGCGTCAGTGGACGGATCCCTCGCTACGGTGGATCTTAGTAATGCTTCTGATACAGTAGCAAGGAGGGTTGTTCAACTCCTCCTTACCCAAGAGTGGTTCGACTTACTGAATTCACTCCGTGTGCCGATCTCTCAACTAGAATTACAACAAGTTAAGAGAGGTCGGCTTTACCTGGAAAAGTTCTCAGGTATGGGTAACGGTTACACGTTTGAACTAGAGACTATTTTATTTCTTGCAATCTGTCGTGCAGTATGCGGCAGATTAGCAGACGTCTCTGTTTACGGTGATGATATCATCGTACCGACCGAACAGGTCGATAGCGTGTTGATCGCCTTGAAATTCTTCGGATTCAGTCCGAGTCCGGCGAAAACGTTCATTAAAGGTGCCTTTCGCGAATCATGCGGAGGTGACTACTTCTCTGGTCATGCAGTCAGATCGCATTTCCAGGGGGATGAACCAACTACCCCCCAAGGGTGGATTTCATTGGCGAACGGCTTACGCAGGGTTTGGCAAATCGATGGCACTGAAATGCTTGATCCTGTTGTGACGAAAGCGTGGCATATTTGTCTGGAGAAAATCCCAGCTGAGATTCGCGCTTGTCGTGGTCCAGAACATCTGGGGGACATCGTTATTTTTGATGCCCCTCGGAACTGGCTAAGTCGTCGTGAAGACTCCATTCGCTACATACGAGCGTGGTTGCCCTACACGTATCAGGTGTACGAGTGGGCCCGCTTCCCAGCGGGCGCTGTACATGCTGCTGCTTTATACGGTGTATCGAACGAAATCGATAATACGTACAAAACGTTCGGTATCCGGACCGATGATGGTAAGCCGTCTAAGGCTAATCATAAGTCTGGAGTCACACCCCGGAATGGGGTCACTGGCTATCGTTTGGCTTGGGTTCCTTATAGTTAGCCCCCAGTTACTCGGGGGCGGATAAGAGACTCATCGAGAGTCTAAGAGTGG